CTAATACGTCCATTACCCTCACCCACGTTCATTATTTTTTGCGTGCTACTGCTGCCGCTGCTCCGCTTACTGTTAATCCAGTGATTTTAGCATGATACCATTCCGGACCATAATCTAAACCAGCTTGACCGAAAATGTGACCTTTGATTCCAGCTCCCGTGCGTGCTAATTCTTCCCAGAAGAAGTTCCCTTTACCTGGTGTTGGTTGTTCAACGATTGCACATACTGATAAGTTTAAGAATAAGATTTCTTCATCCGATACCATGTCATGGATCATTAACCCGATTGTACCGAAATCAGTGACGATTTGATCGATTGATAATCCCCCAACGTTGCGTGAAGCTGGTAAGATGAATCCGTTTGATAAGTTGTAATGTTTCGTGATTTCACGTTTATTTTTAGGCGATACTAACATGATTAATGAGCTAGTGTCCCCACCTTTTTCGCGAACCGCTTGCATAGCATCGTTGATTAACTCATGGTCGATACCTTTTGATCCCGCTTCAATCACATTTGTTTTAATCGCTTCAACAAATCCGCGTGTTTTGTTTACTTGTGAGTCTGTTGTCGCTTTATTGTGTTTACCGTTTAATAACGTGTACTCTAAATCTGCTCCCATTTCAGCCATTTTAACGCCCACTTGGAAATCTAATTCGTTCATCACGTTAGATTGTTGTCCAGCCACGTTTAATCCACTTAATGTTCCCATGTTTGCCATTTTAGCGTAAGAGATTCCAGTTGCTTTTTGGAAAATTTGAGTCACGTTTGTTTCTTGTTTACGTGTCACCACCGCTGCGTCCGGTGCCGTTAATGATTGCATTTCTGAAATGTTAGGAATCGATGGTGTTCCTTGTGCGTATTCACTTGATACCGTGAACTCCACATGGTTCGTTACTTTACGCCCTAAAGCATTAACTAAAGGTGTACGAACGTTGTTGCGGTTAAATAATAACCCCGAATAGTTTAAAACCCCAAATGATGTAGCAAATACGTCTGACATTGTGTTTCCCCCTTAATGGTTATAATTGAATATTGTTTTGTGCGGCTTCACGAATGATACGCGCCATGTAAGTCGCGTCCCCGCTTTGTTTCGCTTTTTCGTATTCCGCTTTATAATGATCCTCACGACCCACGCTCTCTCCGGTTTGTGGTGTTGGCGTCGCTTTTAATAGTTGTTTTTTCTGCTCGGCTAATTGTTGCTCAAACGTTGAGCGATACGTCGTAAGGAAGTCATTAACGTGATTAAGTGTCGTTTCTTCGTCCTCACTGACTAAGAATTTTGAAAATTTGTCGATTTGTTCCCCGTCAAATCCCGCTTTACTTAATTGAGATTCCACTTGGAATAAGTTGCGCTGACGGTTAAATTGGCGTTGTTCTTCTAAAAACAATTCACGTTCTTTCGCCAGTTTTTCTTCCCCGCTTAAACGCGCTTCTTCTTCAATCGCGTGGCGAATGTCGTTAATGAAATTCGCGTCTTTGCGTAACTTCTTTTCTGCGTTAGCGTAGGCCGATTTAGACGCTTTCGTGCGCTCTTGATCGATGTACGCTTGTAGTTCCGGTGTTAATTCCTCAAAATTAATCATTTCCATTGTTATGTCCCCCTAGTTCAGTCCCTTACCCCTCGGTTGATAATAGAGTTGTATCGGATTGTCCTTTATGTGAATTATTAATAACTACTGATTGTTGGCGTTCAGCTTCGAGTTGCTGACGTTCTTCCTGGTACTTTGCCCCACGCTCAATTAATTCTTGTGGGTTGGTTGAAATATCCATGAGTTCCAATACATCGACCGGATCAAGAATATTCATCCCATGAAGCGTCGCTCCCGATTGAACTTTTGTTTGAATATTATCCGTTTTATTGCGGCTAAACTTAATATCAACGTCCGTTAATTTTAAATCCGTAATGATGTTCGCGTGATTTAAGATCGTTAAAATCAGACGTAAGACGCGTTTCTCGGCGCGTTTGAAAAACATTTCACAATTACGGGCCACGATTTCCATGTTCGCCCAGCCGTCACGTAATTTCACGGCATCACCCGTATCCCCGCCGCCACCGCCGCGCGTTTTACGATCCGGAATACCCACGATACTGCGATAGGCTTCCTCTAAATATTCACGTAAAACTTGGGTTCCGTTCATATCAAGTTGGGCTGAAATATATTTTAAATCCACTTGCATCCCCGGTTGTGGCGCCACTAACGACACCATTTTGTGCGTTTTAATGGACTCAATCGCTTCCTTATCAAATTCCGCGTTGGTTGCGACTAAAATCGAATTGACAAACTGTTCCACGTCATTCACACTATCTGACCCTAATAAGTTGATCGCGTCTAATAACGATAGCGCCATTTCCCAATGTCCGATACGGAATTGATTCGTCGTGTATTCCACGATCGGGACTTGACCTAAAATATGTGGATAACTTTCCTTTAAATCGCTGCTTGTTAAAACATACACGTCGTTTGGTGATTCAAAGCGATAATACATGTTAGACGTGTAGACCTCATAAACGATGACTACATCATCCCCCACTTGCTTTTTGTAAGAATGACACCCTAAGACGGGTTCGTGCGCGATTTGAGTTGAATATACAACGAATGTATTAGAAGCGTCAAGCGTGATTAGGCGAAAGCGAACGTCGTCTAAATCGCTATCGTCAATATCCGGGAACACTCCGCGATAACCAACCCCACAAATACTACAATACGTCGCTAACTCTTGATCGCTGGTTGCTTTATCTTCTGTTTCCACATAGTCGTTCAATAGGCGAATGACTTCGCGCTTTTCGGCTTTACGTTGGGTGTACGTGATCGGTTTCCCAAACGTGTACCCCACAATGTCGCGCGTCGTTTGTTGCGCGTAATTAATCACCACCTGGTTATTAATGTCCGGGCGGACTTGTTTTTCGCGTTTTAAAATGGCTTGATCGCCTTTGTAGTAATTCATTAAAAATTCAATGTCCATGCGGTTTTCTCGATGTGTTTTAAGCGCGTGATTCATGACGGAAATAACATTATCGTCGGTAATCACATCATGATTGCTAAAAATCATTTTACGACCTTTTAATAGCATGATTTCTCCCCCTTATAATCCGATGGAATATCGGTCCATTGTTTTAATTTGAACGCGTAGCGGGCGGCGAATTTTATTCGCTAATCCAGCTAAACTATCCGGCGCGTCGTCATTTTTATTCATCCCTAGCTGCGTGAATGACGTGACTTCTTTCATAAAGGCGCGATATTCACTAGATTGTTGATCGTGTGCCTTGAAGTAAAACTCACGGATCGCTGGGGCGTGCTGGATAATGCGACCCATTTTGCTCTGTTTGGAACTGGCGCGCTCGGCTAAGATATTACACGCGTGCCCCGCGGCTTTCACTTGACTTGAAATGTCGCGCGAATAAAAGTCCCCACCATTGTTAGCTTCAAACGTCGCGGATTGAACTCGGTGATGCAAGATTTTCCCCACGACATGCGGTTGCGTCACCTCATAGCCACCTTTCATAAACACGACGTCCTCTAAATAGACGTCCTCCCCATACACATAGGCAATCGGAAACGCCAAACTATCGGCGCCGCCAAACGCCACGTCGCAAAAGGCCACAATCTGATCAGGTTGATGATCCGGTAAGCTATGGTAGTATTTCAATTCATTTGATGCGAATAGCAAGCCATCGCGCTCCACGGGTTCCTGTTGGTATAAACACGCGAATGAGATTTCATCCATTGCGGCACGCGCTTCATGGTAATACTTCGTACTAAACCCGACCCCAAAATCATATTCAAAGTTCGATTCGTCATTTTCATTAAGCGCGGGTAATTCAATAAACTTCGCTTTCGGATTCCCGTCCCACAAGCGACGCAAGCGCCCAATCGGATCATGAATCGTCCAGCGTGTGGCGATGTGTAATTCCACACACCCGTCTTTCTTACGCGATTTTAAATCAAGTCCGTATTTCTCCCAAAGTTTATCCATGCGGTCCAGGGAGAGGGCTTCCTCAATCCCCGACACTAAGTCGTCACAATATAAAATCCCCTCGCAGCGGGTCGCCCCGGTTAAGGAACCGGAAATCGAACGACACGTAATCGACGGGAAACGTCGGGGCGCGTCTGATCCATCATCGCGGAAATCCAACCATTCATCCTTTGAGTTTTGTTGTGTGAGTTTGACGTCGGGAAAAATTTCCTTAAACGTGTATTCATCGTCGGTCGCAATTCCCAAAACCCCTAAGAAAAAGGACTTCGTTAATTTATCGGAATACCCACTCGCAAGATTACACTTCATCGGATCACGCCCGATTAACCACGAAAGATAGAAAATCCCTAGTGTGGATTTCCCCGTCCCCGGTGGCATACTAATGGACACCATTTCATATTCCTTATTGGCTAACTTCGTTAAGTCGTTCACCGTTTCTTTTAAGATTCGCATACGCGGCTGATAAAAGCGGTTCTTAGGTTCTCGGTTCCATTCCAGGGCGATAAGGTAATGATGAAATGAACGCGGCGCCACGCTCATATAGGCGCGTTTAATGATGTCTAAAACTTCTAATCGATTTTCAGCGGGAATATCCGTTAAGTGACGGGTCGCTAATTGAATCACCGTGTTAGCCACCGTGTCGCTTTCCGCTATATCGCCGTTAGTTAGCAATAACTGGCGCAACACATGAAGTTTTTGTATGCGTAATAATAACGGTATTTTTAAGGTTTTATCCTGTAATTGTTCCGTTAATTTTTTGATTTGATTAACCATCACAATCCCCCTACTAACGAAAAAGAGGACGAAAACGTCCCCCGTTTAATTTGATTGTAAAGAGTTGTCAACGTTTAGTCAATTTTGACAATTAAATCGCCGCAACCCTCATTCACTAGAATTTCATCAATATCGTTTAGGAATTGCGGGTATTTTGACACGGCCAACTGATAAGACACTTTCCCACGGATGATTTGATTTGCGATATACACCGCCATGCGATCATATTCTTTTTGACCGACCCTATAAGACGCCGCGTTTAGGACATCAAATAATAGGAAATTAACCGCGTCTTGCGTGCTGATAATTTCTTCCTCTTGATGCTCGTGACCTAATTCTAAATCGGCTTGCCCCGATTTTAGGATTTGATTTTCGCTTTCCAGGGTTTCAATCGTTGCACGTTGACGACTCACTAAAGCGGATAAATTAGTCGGTACATCAACAGATAACGTCGGAACTAAAGAACCCTCAGCGCTAGAACAATCATAGTGAGTCGTACCTTTATATGAATAAACGTGATTGTCGCTTAAATCAACTGTTTTAATAGATTTTTCAATTAATGAATATTGAACCTTAATGTTTGTTGTTTTTAATTTATTAACAAACGCATCTAAACTATCAACGCTACTGTCTATAAAATAAATGCCATTAGATTTAACAATTTGAATGCCGTCATTTGTTTCAGTCCATATATTAGTACTTGCCTTAAATTTATCACATAGTAATGATGAACTGTTTGATATATTATCACTTAAATCACCGCCAACACCTTGAAGAAAATATCTTCTAACCCCAGCACCATTTATATCCGTTTTCCAATTCTCACTACCATCCAACACAATCTCACCAATACGTTCTGTCAATTCACCAGTCATCAAATCCAACGTATCTTGCACATCCCCAATGCCACGCAATTCAACATCTTCATTTACCGTTAAAATGTTTGATTTATAAGGTTCGTAAGATGTTGCAATCGAACCTTCTTCAAGTTGAAATAAAATATCATCAGAATTTAAACTACCGTTTTGATTTGTTTGTCTTAATCTAACATACTTGGCTTCGTTCGTTTTATTGGTTCCGATATATTCTTTCTTATCGTTGTAGTATCTAAAGGTAATTGAACCTAATTCTAATGGCGACACTTTACTTGCAACATATGTTTTTAATGGATTAATTTCAATATAATCTGATACGATAACATTAGAATTAGCTGATACATACTCTTCTCCTGTTGTAGAATTTATTTCAATAGGTTTATTTTTAGAGTTGTCACATAAGTTTTTACCACAAGTCTTTAAAACAGGCATTTTAACGGATTGCATACCCTCAAAATAATTTTCTATTTCTAAGTTAGATTTATCACCACTCACAATAACCAAACTATTTTCAAAACCAGTTGAATCTAATTCTGTATTAACTCGAACCCCCACATATTTACAAAGTTTGTCACTTGGTACAGTATACACAATCTTTTTATTATCACTAACATTATATACGATTTCTCTCTCCCATATATCAGTTATTGCATTAAATAATCCTACTTTAATTGTTGTTACATTTGGATTAACTACAAAAATTGTGAACGTTTCTCCTGTGTTAAATGGAGTGTCATAAAATCGCGATTCATATAACGTAGAATCTCCACCAAATGCATAAGACGATACAACATTCACCAACGTATTACCCGATAAAATTGCACTTTTAGCGCGCCCCTCAATCGTTTCAGTGGCGGTAATGTGTTGACCCTCATAATGCGCCGTGTTGATCTCGCCTAGCAACCAATCAACGTCAGCGTCATTTTTCGCTTTTAACGACGCATGTTGGTTCCCCATGTAGTCCACCATATCGCTAGGCATAACTCCCCCGCTATCACCTTTTTCCCCTTTAGGACCTTGTGGACCAG